TTCTTAAAGGATTCGTCAGACATTACGAACTGCTCGGCAATCTTGTATATTTCGTCAATATCTACGGCGTCGCTCTTCTTTTTCTTGGAGTTCTCGTAGCGCTCCAAAAGTCTGCGACCCTTAGCCGCAAGTTTTGCTGCTGCTTCCCTATCCTGTGGAACGGGCTCTCCCCAAGCAGCGGCGGAAAGCGCCAAGCGCGTCGGGCGTCCCTTTTCGTCCTTCATCGGACCACTCGGGTTTGTAAAGAAACGCGTCAGGAAAGAACCCTTACGACGCATCTTCTCAGGCGTATCAGCAGGACCCCTCACACCTGGCTTGAGGTTTGAACCTTCGGTACGGTTGAAGTGTGCACGACCCGCTGCGGTGAGACCACCCTTGGGGTCTCTTAGTTGTTCGCCCTTTTCTCCTATCGGAACACAATTCGGCACCATCTTTCCGTTCTTGCCAGGTTTCATGCCGACCTGTCTGTAACCATCCCAACATGGACTACCCGAAGCGCCCTTGACAGATTCGTCTGCCTTAATACTGATTGTCCCTGTTAGTTGATTTGCTCCATGAAGCACGGGAGAAACTTCGTACAGTTCAACTTTCTTTAAAACGTTCGCATTTCTCTGTGGGTCAAAGTCGGCGTCAAGGGTTTTGTATCCGATTGACCACTCTTGCTCTTCGCCAAAGAACGAAACATCGGCGAACGCCTGTCTTCCTCGTTCTGACTTGAGATTGAATTGCACGCGAACATATAATCCGCCGATGCCTGCGTTACGCATCTTTGCTGGCAGGCGTTGGTCGGTGCGTGGAACCTCGTAGATATCAAGGACTTTTCCGATTGGTGAATTCCAGTCGTGACCCCAAACCACTCTCGGTTTACGTCTTTTTAGGCTTTCGGCGAACGCACCCGTGACGATAATGTCACCTACGGAGTCCTTGTTCCCGATACCAGCAACAAACGCTTCAACGATTCCTTGGGCTTCGTCAATGTTGATTTGACCTTGTGATGCCTTGTATTCGGTCATTTCAAGGGCGGCGGTTTGCATCACATCAGACATACCCTACAACTTTAAACTATTTACATCTTTTATAATGCAACACTTTCAGTAAAGTGTCATTTCGTTACGTGTGAACTACTCAAACCTCAATCGGATGCGACATCTACAGTTGTAGGTCAGCGATGGTGGCGCGAGCGGGTCACCTGGAAAACGCAACATGGAACCACTCACAGCAAACCCTTCCCCGAAATCTACAGTCTTTCCCTCCAAGAAGGCGTGCGCTGCGCGAACCTTGGCATCTTTGCGCGTCAACCAAGTCTTTGTTAACCCGCCAGCAGACTTGCCAGAAACATAGACACCTGCGTTGAACGCTGATTGTGCTTCATGCTCTGCCATCGCACGGCGACGTTTTCTCAACAAGTTGATAAAGATTGCGGCAAGCGCAATTCGTAACAGGGCGGATTTGTCTTCATCTCCGCCACTAGCCAACGCAACCAATACCGCTGCAGCAATTTCCTCAAATGTTGACTGATTCGCCTGTTGCATGCGCTGAATCTGTTCCTGAGCCAAACGCTCAAGTTCTTCTTGGTCAACCTCTGCTGGCATGTTTGAACGAGCCGAAACATAATCTTTACCCTCGTTACAAATCGCAAGAATCACGGGCTTCACATCGTCAGCCAATTGTTTATTCCACACTTTCGTATCAAAAAACATATCGGCGGTAAGCGTTCCGTTCTCTAACGCTTTCAAAGCCTTCTTGCCGAAAGCCTTCTCGGTCACAACCCTCTGCTGACGCTCAAACAAACGTTCAAGCGTCCTGTCCAAAATTTCTGTCCACCTATTAGTGTCTTCGTCAGCCTTTGTTTCCACACCCTCAACAAATTTTCTGTTGATTTCATGCTGAAGGGTTTCCCATTCGCTTAATTGTTGTTGGGGCTGTAGTGCGCCTGTTTCTGGCGCTCCTGCGGGTGCTGCCCCTTGCGTCGCTGCTCCTGCGGGTTCGGGCGCAGGAATCGGTGCCGGTGGTGCAGGTTGTGGCATTTCCGCAGCGCCCTCCATCGGAGGTAGACCGCCACCTGCGGGCGCTCCTTGGTCAACACCAACCATGTCAACTGGTTGCTGTTGGTCAGCCTTGAATGGTTTCTCGGTGTTTGCAATGGGAGTAAGATTCGGGTTAGACAGCAACGAGTCGGCAAGTTCCGACTCAACCTTTTTCTTTCCTGTCGCCTCGCGATACTCGTTTAACGAAATCAGACCTTGCTGAAATTCGTCCATGTGGTAGCGCTCTCGTTCTTGCTTGGCGATAATCAGAATTGGAATATCTGAAGTATCAAAATCCACATAGTATTTATCGTCAAGTTCATCTAGGGCGCGTGCAAGTGTATGGAGGTGCGGGGTCATTGTTTCCATCCAAAACACTCGCAATTCTTCGGCAGCGTTAGAAAAGGTTCTTCCAGCAGCATTTCCGATTACGGATTCTGGAACACCGAAAGCGGCAAGTATTTCTTCTTTCTGAATTCTTCTCATTTCTGTGTACGCAGCGTCGCGAGGGGAGGATGATGTGTCTACATAATCAACCCCGTCCTGCGATGCGATAACGCTTGTTCCACCGACCTTGGTGAGATTTCCGCGAAAACGGTTTTTGAGTTCTTCCCTATCGTCCTCTTGGATGTCGCCACGAACGACGAGCAATCCGCCAGGTCGCCCATCATTCAGCATGTAGTTGCGGTTGTATAACTTGGATAGGTTCTCAAGTTCAATGGCTATGCCCGCAGATTCCATGGGGGTTATGGAAAGATATGGGTCAAGTGGATGTGGGCGGCGAATCCAACAAACATCTTCGGGTTTGAGTGTGGCTTTGAAGCCGTTGCGCATGTCAACTTCATAACCTGCAACAAAATTTTTGACATCTGGAATTGGAGCGGTGTGCTGTGGGGGAAGAAGTTGCAGACCGATAAGACGACCGTCACGACCTTTTACTTTTTCAATAAATACTCCACGGCTACTCATCATGAGTTGCGCTGACAGCCTGTAGCGGAAGATGAAGGAGTTTTCTCCGATGTTTGATTTTGAGTTGAGCAATTCAAGAATCGGTCGGCGAGTTTTAATTCTCTCGCCTCGTTGGTCATTGTCCTTACGGAGCATCATGGGAAGACGCGCCTGATTACCCGCAATAGCGTCTATGCATCGGAACACCCAAGTAATCTTTTGATGACCCTCGCGGTAAGCACGCTCAATATCCCAACCGTCTTTATAGGGTCTTCCCGTTTTGCCTATGTCATAAACAACTGGCGCGCCAGGACTTAGCGCCTTCTCCTCTACGGGGGGAGTGCCTTTATTTGAGGGACTATTCCACGCCATTATTCAGACCCAAGCAGAAAGCCGAGCAAACCACATGCAATACCACCAACGATAAATCCTGCTGGTAGTAAAATCATTCCCGCACCCACCGATGTTCCCACTAAAAATAAAATCATTAGAGAATTGGCTGCACTTGTGCGGGTGAGAAATCTGCGAAAATTGAACTTGTTCATTTGCTGTCACCCTAGCAAAAATGCATGCTAATCCATAGTACATTATGCCTGAAACCTAAACAAATTGCGGGAACCCATGACTGATTGGAAATCTATTTACGATTACCTACAACCGAAGGAGCCGTTGTTTTGTCCAGAAATACCGTCCGTCACACAAAAAGTGTTTCTTCGTACCTACGCTTTGGAAGCATTATTCGGTGGAGCAGCGGGTGGTGGTAAGTCATCCGCTCTTTTAATGTCGGCACTGCAATTCGTTGACATACCGAATTATTCTGCGATTTTGTTCAGAAAAACCTACGCTGACCTTGCTTTGCCTGGTGCGTTGATGGACCGTTTTAAATCTTGGTGTGTCAGCAATGAGGAAGTTCATTGGAACGCAAATAGTTATGTGGCTACGTTCCCGTCGGGGGCGCGAATTTCTTTTGGATATTTAAATAACACGAACGACTTTCTTAGGTACAAGGGTTCAGAATTTCAGTTCATTGGAATGGATGAAGTCACCGAAATCAGAGAGTCCGATTATCGGTATCTGTTTTCTCGTTTGCGCCGACCCGCCAGTGGCGAACTTTCCAAAGTCCCCCTACGCATGAGGGCGGCATCCAACCCTGCCCCGAATTGGGTGAGGCAACGATTTATCGTAGAGGGTAGGTCTTCGGGTAGGGTATTTGTCCCCTCGTTTTTGACGGACAACCCCGGAATTGATGCCGAGTCATACCGTCAGGCTCTTTCCGTCCTTGACCCGATTGAACGAAAGAGGCTTGAGAGCGGTGATTGGTGGGCAACCACGCTAGGAAGCCTGTTTGATAGAACCAATTTCCCGATAATTGATTACACGGAATTGCCACAAATACAGAATGCTTCTCGTTTTGTCCGATATTGGGACTTGGCATCTACCGAGCCGAACGCAAGCAACCCCGACCCCGACTGGACGGTGGGGACACTAATGATGTTTCATGAGGGTGTTGCCTATGTAATAGATGTACGGAAAATAAGGGCTAAATCCGACAAGGTTGAGGCTTTTATCGCCCAAACAGCCAAAGAAGATGGATTGACGGTTCCCATTAGAATGGAGCAAGAACCTGGCTCTTCGGGTAAGGCACTTATTGACCAATACGCCCGATATGTGGTACCGGGTTATGACCTGTTGGGTGAGCGCCCAACGGGGGATAAAATCACAAGGGCACGACCTTTCTCGGCTGCCGTAGCAAACGGTAATGTCCGCCTCGTCCGCGGTGGCTGGTTGACTGATTGGTTGGACGAATTTTCGGCTTTTCCCGAAGCCATGACCCATGACGACCAAGTTGACTCGGCTGTGGGGGCATTTGTGTTTTTGACGGGTTTGGGGTTGCCTCAAAGGAGACCAGTCACTATCATTGTGTAAGGAGGTAATACCACAATGGCAACCAAGACACAAAAGACCCCAAAACCAAGCAAATCACAACTCGTCGGTGCTTCAAAAAAGAGCAGGAAGATTGTTTCCGATTGGTGCAAAGATAATCGCATCAAGGCTGAACTCAGTCAGGACACGCTTGCCGAATTCGCAGGCATTGACCGCAAAACGGTAAACCGTATTGAAAATGGTCATTTCTCCCCGAGCCTTGACACGATGACCCGTTTGTCAGTAGTATTGGGCAAGAAGATTCCAACTATATAAGGGGTGACATGACCGATAAAGCGTACGAAGCATGGGAACAGTCGTCACTGATTTCCCCATTGACGGATTTCCGCAAGCAAATGATTGCCCTTGATTCACATCTGAAGGCGGTTGTTGCAAGCGATGACATTCAGTCGCTCGTTGACGCTTTGGTCTTGTTGCATAAAATCAAGGCTGAAATCGGTCTGATTTATGGCGATTACTCAACCCAAATTATTGACAAACTTCCCGACATTCCAACCGCCTCATCCAATGGGCAGGCTGTAGAAAAGAAGATTGGTTCTGACCGTAAAGCGTGGAATCACGAGGATTTGACTCGTGAGGTTTTGCGTAGGTTGGGTCAAATGTCGGTGGATTTGGATACGGGCGAAGTAATTATGACATCAGAAGAGATAGCAATGAAACTTCTTGACTATGTTCAACCCTCATATTGGCGAGTCAAAGAACTTTCAAAAATCGGCATCAACGCAGACCAATACTGCGAAGTTGGCGAAGCAAAAACAAACATCATCGTCCACAAGGAGCAAATCCGATGACAAACAACAACCCGAATCTTTACGCTCAACTGTCAGAGCAGTTCCCGCGAGAGATGGAGCGCTCAATCAACAAGGGCGGGGTTAGTCTCACCTACATCCCTGTCAGTGAAGTCATCAACCGACTGAACAAAGTTTTCGGTGTTGACAGGTGGTCAATGACTGTTCAGAGTTGTCATCGCGACCCGACAGACCCCGATTTTGTGATTGCGCATGTCCGCGTTGAATATTTCCTGAGCGAGTTCAGCACAATCGTCCGCGACGGTATTGGTGGTCAGAAAATCAAACGCACCAAGCAGGGAGCAATCCTTGATTTGGGTGACGAGTTCAAGGGCGCAATTTCTGATGCTTTGAAGAAAGCGGCACAGGCTTTCGGCATCGGCTTGTATCTCGCACGCAGTGAAGACGCGATTGAAATTGAACAGGCGATTGAGGCATCACCGACACAGTCCGCTTCTTCGTCCGCGTCTCAATCGGTGCAGGTCAAAGAAATGTTCGACTCTTTGGATGATGATGCAAAGAAGCAAGTCAAGGCATTTTGGTCTGACCACAGCAAGGGCACGCAAAAAAAACTTTCCGAAATGACTGCTGAAGAATTGAATATCATCAGTGCGGAAATCGTACGGCTTAAATTTGGTGGCACAATGGCAGAAACAGGCGAATAACTTGACCCTTAAGGCACCTGATTACTTATCGGCAAGTTCAATTTCCACATTTCACCAGTGTCCACTTAAATATAAATATTCTCGGATTGATGGAATAAAAGAACCTGCCACATTCGCCACTTTGGTCGGCACCATTGTTCATGAGATTCTTGAAGTTTTCTATAAATTACATCCAGACGAGCGCACTGTTCAGATGGCTCGCTACTTGGCTGGTGATATTTGGGCTAAATTCCAAGATGAAGCAGGGCAGGCTGTCCGTAACAAACAGGAAGAAATCAGGGATATGCGATGGCAAATATGGTTTTGTTTAGAAAATGTTTGGAGATTGGAAGACCCTCAAACAATAAATTTTGACGGTACGGAAACCGAATTCAATAGAGTAATTGACGGTGTAATGGTCAAGGGAATCATTGACCGTTGGAATATAGATAAACACGGAAGAGTCAATATCAGTGACTACAAAACAGGAAAGGTACCTCGCCGACAGTGGCAGGGCGACAAATTTGACCAACTGATTATCTATGGAATTTTGACAAGTGACGAGTTTAATAAACCGATAGGCAACTTGGACTTGCTCTACCTAAAAGAGGGGGTTAGGCTTTCTTGTGTTCCAACAGAAGACGATATTCAGAGAGTCAAACAACAAATTGTTACAACTAGGGCAATGATTGACGAACGATGCGAATCGGGCGTTTTTGAAGCCAAGCCAAGCCCATTATGCGGTTGGTGTCACTTCAAAACTATTTGCCCTGTTTGGAGCAAATAACAACAAGGGGAATATAAATACCATGTATAACGAGGATTTGTATAGGATTAAAGAATCAAACCATTCACGTGGTTATTATCACCAAAAGAACAATAGACAGGTCGCAGTGACACCAAATATGAACGATGAAGATTTTGCCCAACTCGTAGCGCTAGAGGTCAAGAAGCGAGCAAATGTAGACGGGGTTAAATTTCTCCACGAGAGCAAGAATCTTGAGCGTTGGCATCGTGCCCTGACCGCCTTGGCAGACAGTC